CCCGATCTCGACGAGCCGATCCGGCTGTCCTCGGATCCGACCGAGCGGATCTCGGTCGAGCCACTGGCCTACGGGACGCGGTCCGCCTGGGGCGGCACCGTTGCCGTGCATTGGTTCGTGCTCGCCTCGACCGTCGTGCCCGACGACGTCGACGACGCGCCGGCGGCGGCGACGATGATCCTCGAAGCGGTCGACCGCGACATCGCCTCGGCATTGCGGTCGACGACGGCGCGGGCGACGGTGGCGATGGCGGTCGTACTCGCCTCCTCTCCCGACGTCGTCGAGGCCGAATGGACCGACCTGCAGCTCGTCTCGGCCGAGGGCGACGCCGGCGAGATCCGTCTGTCGATCTCGCGCGATCCGATCACGTCGGAGCCGTGGCCGTCGCGGCGGATGACGCGGGCGGCGTTCCCGGGGCTGCATCGATGAGCGGAGACTGGAGCCGGCGGTACGTCGGTATCCCGTGGCGGGACCATGGGCGCGATTTCAACGGGTGCGACTGCTGGGGCCTGGTGCGCCTGGTGCTGAAGGGCGAGCGGTGCGTGGAGCTGCCGAGCTATGCGGAGGTCTACGCCAGCGTCGCCGAGCGAGCGGAGATCGACGCCGCTCTACGTTCCGGCGCGACGGCGCCCGACTGGACGGCGGTCGCGGCGGGGGCGGAGCGGCCGTTCGACGTGTTGGTGTTTCGGCGCGGCCAATGGGGCGCCCATGTCGGCGTCGTGGTCGGAGCCGGTCTCATGCTCCACACGGCGGATGGAGCAGCCTCGCGCCTCGAGCGCTGGCGGTCTCCGGCGTGGGCCCATCGGCTGGTCGGGTGCTGGCGTCGCACGGACGTGTGACCTGTGAGGCCGCGTCGACGAGGGGAGGATGACGCCACTCCCTCGATGACGCAAGGCCCATGGATACTCGACCTCCGACCCATCCGCTCGCGCCGGTGATGATCCTCGATCGTCGAGAGATCTCCCATCGCGCCGGCGCGACACTGGCGGAGATCGTCGACGATGCGACGCCCGACATGCCGCCGGCGATCCGATCGGATCTGCGTGTCGTGCTGGTGACGGCGACGGGTGCCGACGTGGTGCCGTCCGGCCTCTGGCATCGCGTCCGGCCTCGCCCCGGCGTCCGCGTCGTGATCCGCTCGGTCCCCACCGGCAATGCCTGGCGGTCGATCCTGATGATCGTCGTCACCATCGCCGCGATCTCGCTGGGGCAGCTGTGGGGCGCGGCCCTCGGCGAAGCTCTCCATATATCGGCCGGGTTGGCGACGTCGTTGATCACGGTCGGGGTCGGCGCCATCGGCATGCTGCTGATCAATGCGCTGATCCCGGTCCGCAAGGACGAAAAGGAATATGGCGGCTTCTCGATCAACGGCTGGAAAAACACGTCGAACCCGGACGGCCCGGTGCCGGCGCCGCTCGGGCGGCTGCGGATGGCACCCTATTACGCGGCGCCGCCGTGGACCGAGATCGTCGGCGACATTCAATATCAGCGGGCGGCGTTCGTGTGGGGCTATGGACCGCTCACGATCGCCGACTTGAAGATCGGCGACACCGCGCTGTCCGAATACGACGAGGTGCAGATCGAGCACCGCCATGGTTGGTCGGACGACGAGCAACTGACGCTCTACACGCAACAGGTCATCGAGGAGGGGCTGTCGATCGACCTGACGCGCCCATGGCCGCGCAACGACGACGGCTCCTATCGTGAGGCACCCGTCGATCCCGATGGTGGCAGTGGTGGCGGCACCGGCAGCGGTGGCACCATCACCACGATCGAGAAGCCGCAGGTGCGCTACACGGCGACCGATATAGCCCAAGTCGGAGTGATCCTCGGGTTTCCGACCGGGCTCTGCGCCTACGACGACGACGGCAACCGCCAAAATTACACGGTGACGGTGAGGATCCGCCAACGGCGGCTGGGCGAGACGGCCTGGATCGACGTCGCGCTGCTCTCCGTCGTCGCCGCCAAGGGCGTGCCGTTCTGGCGGTCGCATCGCTGGGAGCTGCCCGCGCGAGGCGCCTACGAAATCGAGCTCACTCGGATGACCGACGAGACCAAGTCGTCGCGGGTGACCGATCGAGTGGTGTGGCAGGCGCTGCAATCGATCCGCCCTGAATATCCGTTCGCCTTCGACGCGCCAGTCGCACTGACCGCGATGCGGGTCAAGGCGACCGAACAGCTCAACGGTACGATCGACGGACTCACCGGCGTCGTCGGCCGCGTCGCGCCCGATTGGGACGTCACCACGTCGAGTTGGATCACCCGGGAGACACGGTCGCCGGCGGCGGCGTTGCGCTGGGTGCTGCAGGGGCCGGCCGCCGCATATCCGGTGGCGGACACCGGGATCGATCTCGCTCTGCTCGCCGATTGGTCGGCGTGGTGCGCCGCGAAAGGTCTGCATTACGACAAGGTCCATGATGCCGAGGAATCGATCGCCGACGCGCTGCTCGCCGTCGCTCATGCAGGGAGGGCGACGCCCCGGCATGACGGCCTGCGGTGGGGTGTGGTGATCGACCGACCGTCCGATTTGGTGGTCGATCACATCAATCCGCGCAACAGCCGCGATTTCAAATGGACGCGGACCTATCCGCGGCATCCGGACGGTTTCAGGGTCAAGTTTCAAGACGCCTCGTGGGATCATAAGCCGTCCGAGAGATTGGTCCCGTGGCCGGGTCACGTCGGCGACATCGTCGTCACCGAGCAGCTCGAGCTGCCGGGCAAGTGCGATCCCGACGAGATCTGGATCGAGGCGCGCCGGCGGATGTACGAGATCATCCATCGGCCGGACGCCTTCGAGGTCACACAGGACGGGATGGCGCGGGTGGCGACGCGGGGCGACGTCGTCGCCGTGAGCCACGACGCGCTCGTCAGGACGCAGACCGCCGGTCGCGTCGCGACCGTCGTCGACGCACTCGTCGAGCTCGACGAGGAGATCGATCGCACCGGGGCGGGCGACGGCGGATGGGCGATCCGGTTTCGAGTCTTCGCCGGCGCCTCGGACGTGATCGGATCGAGCGTCGTGCGGCGGATCGCGCCGTTCGAGGGACGTTCGAAAATCGTGCGGCTGCTCGGATCGGGCGCATCCCCGACCGTCGGCGATCTCGTGCACGTCGGGCCGGCGACGGAGGAGAGCTTGCTCTGTGTCGTCAGGTCGGAGGAGCGCGGGGAGGATGGTGCCGTCATCTACCACCTCGTCGCCGCTGCGCCGGAAATCGACGAGCTCACCGACGCCGAAGAACCACCCGCCTGGAACGGCCGCGCCGGCTCGACCTACATCGGCACCGGCACCGCGACGGCGCCGGACGCCCCCATTTTCGACGCGGTGGCGACCGGCGTCGCCGGCACCGGCTCGGCGAACGGCTTGGTGGTGCGACTGCGCGCCGGATCGGGATCGCCCGCGATCGTCTATCGGTTCGAGATCGATCATCGCAAAGTCGGGGCGACGACGTGGACCCCTCTCGTCATCCCCGCCTCGGACGGCGGCGCGGCGATCGGTGGATACGTCAAAGGCGACGCCGTCCAGCTGCGGGCGCGGTCGATCAGTCTCTACGGGATCGAGGGGCCGTTCGGGGCGGTCGTGTCGGTGACGATCGGCGAGGACGACGTGGTCGTGCCGGACGTCACCGGTCTGCGCGTCACGCACCCGGGATCCGGGATCCGGACCTACGCGATCGAGACCGAGAGTTCCACGGTGACCATTGCCGGGTGGCGGATCCGCGCCAGACCGGGCAGCGGATGGTCGTGGGCCGATCTGTCGCCACTGCACACGGGCCTCGTCGTCGGGACGCCCTGGAGCGCTCCGACGCCGATTTCGGCGGGATCGTGGACGGTGGCGGCGGTCGCGGTCGCCGGCGACGGCACCGAGAGCTCGCACCCTTTCGAAGTGGTGAGCGCTCTGCCGGCGTTGTGGGATACCGGCGTGGTGGCGGATCGGATCGAGACCGCGCTGGGATGGCCGGGGACGATCACCGGCGGATCGGTCGTCGCCGGCGGCCTCGTCGGATCGAGTGCCGGCACGCCACTCGTCTACACGCTGCCGACGATCGATCTCGGATCGGATGTCGCGGTGAGCGTCGACGCCGCCTGCTACGGCGTCGTCGGCGCGGCCGCCGTGGCGATGCGCGTCGGCGCCTCGGTCGACGGTGCCCCGGTCGGAGCGGCTGTGCCGCTGGGGACCGCCACCGCTCGGTACGTGGCGATATCCGTCACCGTCACCGCTCCATCGACACTGCCGCGTCTCGGCGACGTGGCGAGCCTCGTGAGGACCCTATGACGAAGACCACCAACCTGCCGGGAGCACCGGTGATCGCCGAAATCATCGGCAATACGGCGGGCGGCTCGACTGTACGACAGTCCGTGGCGGATCTCGCGACACAGTTGGCGGGGAGCGGATCGCTCGCTGCGGCGATCGATGCTGCTGCCGCCGGTCTGGTGCGCACCGACTCTTGGCCCGCTCTCATGGCGATCGTCGGCACGCGATCCGGTCAGCCGGCGGACTGTGTCACTACACTCACGACCACCCATACGGATCCGGTCTCGGGCGCCGTGGTGGCCGACGCCGGACAATATGCGTGGTCCACATCCCCGGCAGGTTGGAACAGGATCGGCGACCTCGCCGAAAGCGTGTCTGCAGGGTTGACGCGTGCCGAAGCGGCCAATGCGCCCGCGCGGCGGCTTCTTCGCTCGACTGCATCGCCGTCGCCATATGTGCGGGGAGACGTCTCACGGCGGACCTTTGCCGGCGGCAAATTCGCCAGAACGGATGCAGCGACCACCGAGGCGTTCCTGTTCGTCGGACAATCGTTGGCCGAGGGCGCACAGACCTCCGCCGACGCGCCGATTGCAACGGCGCCGATTTATCCGAGCCGAGCGGTGATGCCGGAGACCGGCCCGCGATATTATTGCGCCGGAACCTATTTCGCCGGAAATCTATCCCGCCATTTCGGGCGGCTGGTGCCCGCCCGAGAGGATATCGATCCTTGGGGATTCAAAGAGAGTCCGGTCACCTCGTTCACGTCTCATTATCTGGCGTTGAGAGACGCGGCTCTCGGCCGCCTGCCGGGTCGTGTCGCCGCCATGGTCGCCGCCCTCGGCGGTCAACCGATCGTCAATCTCGGGCCGGGGACCGCGCCGTGGGAACAGGGCCTCATCGGGATGGCCAAGATGATCGAGGCGGAGGCGAGGATCGGCAAGCGTTTGGTGATCCCGGCGTTCATCTACAATCAAGGGGAGTCTGATATTTATGGCACTGGATGGGCGTATCTGCGGCGATTGATGGCCTATCGACGCGCGCTCGCGACTGCGATCAAGGATCTGACGGGGCAGTCGAACGAACCCATCATGTTCCTCGTGCAAACCTCGACGGTCGGTTCGAACCTCCCGGCTCCACAGATGTCCGTGCAACTGTCGCAGCTCGAAGCCGCGCGGCTCGACCCTTACATCAGAGTCGCCGGGCCGCAGTATGCATTTGGTCGTGAGGCGAGCTCCAACGCCGCGTCCTCGGCGGTGCATCTATCATCCGCCGGTGTCTCCCAACTGGGTCAGATGCTGGCGCGCGCCGTCTTCGGAGAGCTCCACGACGCTGGTGGATCGTGGATACCGCTGCAGATTCGAGACGCGGTGATGATCTCGCCGGTCGTGATCCGTCTATATCTCGACGTCCCGAGACCTCCGGTGGTGATCGACACCTCGGGCGCCATCACCGCCGTCGTCGCGAACGCTGGGTTTCGTGTGTTGCCACCAGATCCGGCGAGCCATACCGCCGGCGGCGCCGCGTTATCGATTGCATCGGTGTCGGTCCCATCGGGAGCGACCGATGTGATCGACGTCACGCTCTCTCTGCCCCCGCCCTATCCCTACGTGTATCTGACCTG